AAAGTTCTTGTTGATATAATCGATCAGAACTTTGCTTGCCGGATTCTGTTTCTGGATACCATCTGCCAGATTTCTAAGGCTTACCACGATCAATGCGGCGTCATCTGCCGGATAACCGTTCAGAGCTTCGAGAATCTGATTGGAATAATGATCCAGACCTTTGATTATAGTCTGCTGAGCTCCCGGTGTATCGCCATTCTGAATCTGACGATTCCCTTTTGTGACAAATCCTTCTCTTTTTCTAAAGATACCCATTCAAACAACCTCCTATCTGTTTTTCCAGTAGCTGCTCTTTCCAAGGCCATCAGTATTCGCCTGATTCGGAGCACTTCCGGTGTACTTCTTGATTTTTCCTAAGTAAACAGAAAGCGCCGCAGCATCTCCACGGTCCGGGGAATCCAATCCCCTCTTTTTCATTTCCTTTTTGCTCTCAAGCTCCAGCTTTCCATTGCTGGCAAGGAAATATTTTCGTGAAGAAAGCTGTGCAAATGTCTCTGAATCCTCTTCAATCTCAATCTCCTGGTTCTCCATGAGGTCCTTTAGTACAGCCCACATATGGGTTGTCAGGTTGTTGTAATGCTCCGCTGCATCTTTCCCGGCCTTTGTGTCCGTTTCAATCTTCTCAGCGGCATTTATAGGCACCACATACAGCCTGCTCAGTTTATCTTCCCGTTTTACTTCCCTAAGTCGGTCAGTTACTCCACCTCCAAGACCGGTATCATCAATATTGACGTATATCCTCCCGTGGTAGTCCGGAAATTCTTTGATTGCTTTCTTATACTGCCTGACAATATCTCCAACCGTTCTCATCAGATCTTGACCTCTTCGCTTTGCTACGATTTTCAATTTCCCTCTGGCATTGCGGTAGATAATCGTTTCATCATCTCCGAAACGTGCCACATCGACACCGAAAATGATATATGGCAGTAATTTTCCATCATCCAGTTCAAACAGCCTGCTGCCACACTGCTCTATGATAGATAATGCGATAAAAACGTCGTCCTCCTGATTCGGGAATTCTCCCCGCACACGGACACGGACCACATTGGATTCCCACCCGTATTTCTTTATCAGAGATTCGATATTCTCTTTGTTTGTTCTCTTGCTGTCTGCAGACGATACAGTATGGCACTTATAAAGTGCCCTGTCTCTTGTGTGGCTGTCATAGAATGTTCCGGTTGTCTTCGTCGGGTTTCCACACATGAGCAGTTTATTATTTTCTCCTGATAAGGTACCAAGAATAGCCTCCATAATCGGATCGGCGACACCAGACGCCTCATCCACGATAAAAAGCATATTATCTTCATGAAAACCTTGCATATTCTCTGGCTTTGTAGCAGTCCTAGCAACGCCAAACCAACGCTTTTCATTGCCAACCATATAAACATATGTCTTGGTCCATTTGAGTATTTGAGAGAGCAACGGAGACTTGCTCATCCACTTCGAGATCTCAGACCAAAGAACATCGTGCAACTGCTGTTTTGTAGGAGCTGTCGCTACGATACGGGGATACGGAAAGCAGGTGATAAACCACAGGAACACAGCGGCCTCCAAACCGGTCTTACCAACACCCTGGCCAGATTTGATACTGACCTTCGGGTTGTGCGCCAAGTCCATTGCCGCCTCTGCCTGCCATTCATCAGGTTCAAACTGCAATACTTCCCGGAAATAAATGACAGGATTATCTCTCCATATTGGTATGCTTTCATCAAGGAAGTCCGACAACCAGTCCATATTACTGTCCATCCTGTTCCCTCCTTGACTTTATGACGCTATCAGCCCAGGCACGAACCAATTCGTTCCCTTTGCTTTCTCCTGCTGCCTTTTCTTTCTCAAGTCTGAGTTTTGCCAGAGCGTCAACGGCTTTCGTTTTACAGCTCTGTACGGAGGTCAGCTCTTTTTCAAGCCTTGCCACAAGATCTGCTGTCGATGCGGTAGAAGTCTGCAAGTCATAAGATTCTCCAGGAAGACGTTCATTCTTCATTACCTTTTCCTGGATTCTCTCCTCATACAGTTCTTTTTCCTCATCGTCTTTGAAGGTTCTCTTTTTCTCAAACCTTATCGCTCCGGCAACATACACGCCTCCCTTTGAATCCCGGTACTTATTGATTGCTTTCATAAGCCGGCGTTCCCGGACTGTGTAAAGAGCGATCTGATTTATCAAGATTTCCTCTTCATCCTGTGGCATGGATTCTATGAGCTCTCGCTCATCCTCATCCAGCGTGTCCCAATATACAGCAGAGTACCCTCCATGCTTCAGAGCGTTCTGAGTTCCTTTCGGCGCTCCATGCCCTTTTGCATTCTGTTTCCCCTTGCTGTTTTTGTTCCCAGGCTGTCCTCCTCTTTTGCGAACGCTCGCTTTATCTTTTTGCGAACGCTCGCCTTGTTTTTTTTTACTGTTTCCATCCCAGTTCTGGGTGGACTTCCACCTACGGACAGTTCCTTCAGGCTTGCCAAGTTTCTTAGCAATATCAACCAGAGCCATACCGTCATGGAACATCTTTTCCGCCTCAATGCTATCTGGACTTCTTGCTCTCGGCAACGCCATCACCTCGCTTTCCGCATTTTATTCGGACACAAGTAAGGCGGTCAGAGCACTCGCCCGAACCGCCGTTCTGTGTTCTATATGTTGTATAACAGTTTTTAAAATCAGATTTTTGTAACAAATTCCGCTTTTGAAAAACCTCCAACATCCTTTGTCATCATATTGAGGAAGTCCTCTTTTGAGAAGTCTGATAACCTGAAGATCTCTTCCGGTTTCATACCAAGCTGCTTTCCGATTTCTTCTATCGTTTTTCCCTCATTCATGAGTTCTTTTACGATTTTCTTCATCGGTTCAAGCAGATGTGTACCTCTTGCCCTGTTATGAGTAACGGTACCGTAAATATCCTCCGAATGTTCTTTGTGATCAACGATAACCACCGGAACGTGACCATCCAACATGGAAACCAGAGGTTCCTGTCCGGCTACAGTCCATCTGTGGAATCCGTCAATAATCGTAAAATCAGGGCGAACCACAATCGGAAGAGTCCAGCCATTCGTAAGAATTGACTGTGTAAGCAGTTTCAGGTTTTCTTTGGATACCTTATTCGGGTTGTAGTCATTCGGTTTCAGCTTGCTTCTCGGTACCCACTGCAGGGTAGATAACGGTGCTGTCAATTTATTGTCCATGCTTTGAATCCTCCATTTTCTTCGCTTTGCTGATGTATTTACCATAAATTCTGTGATAAAGCGCCCGGAAGGTTCTCATCTTCGGATCTCCCGAGATGAGTCCCTCGTATATGTGCTTAAAGTCCTCTGCAGTAGCAATGGTTGACACCTGCATGAAGAAATTCCTGTATCGTTCTGCGATATGCCGCTTATGCGGAGTATCGAAGAACACATCCATATTTGCGAACATGGTAAGCAATTCCTTCTTGTAATCTTTGGTATCAGAACCTTTTTCCATCTGCCGGCGGCCTTTTGTGCTCCTGCCGAACATCTCGCTGTCCCAATACAGGGCAGCCAGATAAGCATTCGGCTCTCTTCTGATGATTCGTTCCATCAGATCTGTGTAATATTCATTCATTTTTACCAGCGAGCGAGCTGTATCTACAGAAAAGAACTGCGAAACCCTAAGCTGCTGCTTTGAAGAACCGGACTGCCATAAATACAGATATATTTCCGGTATGTCAACATGTTCCCGTTTCAGGAACAGCCAGACATCATTATTTGTCCAGTCATATATCGGAAATACCTGCCTTTTGTTTGTCATGGTTCTTCCGGCTTTTGTCATTGAGGCGATATTCTGTAATCGCTGCAATGATTCCGCCGTTCTTATTCCTACGAGAGTTATTCCGGAAGTGCATACCCTCGGAAGAAAATCCTGGTACGCATCCACTCTCGGCTTTAACAGCTTATGGTTCCTAATCGAAAATGGAGGTGGCTGTCTTACCCACACATCCTGTTTTGTTGAGTCCCAGCATATAAACGTCTCATCATTTGATAAGGCGTTGAAACAGTTGAAATGTTTTACTTCTACGCAGTACCATTCAAATTTGGCTCCCATCATCATAAAGATACGGCGCCACTTCTTTGTCATATCTTCCATGCAAGGGAAGATCGCCTCTTCATCAATGAACTGCACAGTCAGCTGTTTCATGTCTATCTCTCCTCGGTTTGCCAGATTTACCAGAAGCTGTGCTACACACAGGCTGTCTTTCCCGCCACTAAAAGAAAAGAATACCGGCAATCCGTTTCGGAAGACGTTCTTTATTCTGATTTCGGCTGCTGTTACGACATCTATGCTGGACTCACATCGTTTTACAGCCATATCTGTTCACCGCATTTCGGGCAGATTACAAAGCGTCTGGTTTCTGCTGATTCCGGACTCTCCATCGTGGCGGACTGCCCGCCCTGCTGCGGCAAATCAGTTTGCACAATAGCTTTCCCCTCTTCTGAAGCGGATTCCAGTTCTTTCTGCTCCCGTTTTTCGTTCGCTTCTTTGATCTGCTGAATCTCCTCTTCGTCCAAGGTTCCATATTCTGAAATTTTCTCAGTGACCTCATCGGCGTCTGCCACCATCTGTTTTAAGATTTCCTCATCGAATCCAGGAATATCCAAATCTCCGTTCAATTCTTCGAGGAACTCATTCAGTGTGTCGAGGTTCTCAATTCCCAGGGAAAAGATCTTGTTATCGGCAATCATCAGTTTTTTCTTCTGTGATTCCGTCAGGTCCTCATATTTATAGACGAGTGCCTGTTCCTCTCCCATACGCAGTAATGTCTCATACAATCCATTTCCTGCGAGGATTGTGTTTTTCTCATCGACAACGATCGGCCGGATCTGTCCAAACATCCTCACACTTCGCTCAAATTCTTCAAGCTGCTTTTCCGTATGGATCCTTATGTTCCGTTCCGGCCGGACAAGTTCACTGAGTTTCAATGTTAATTGTTTCATTGGTTTCTCCTCCAAAATTATTCTGAAGGAGCAATTTGTTTTACTGTCATGTTTATCGCATTTCCCGGGAGAACTGCAATTCTTCCGGTGTTCCAGCAGTTACTTACCGTTCTTTTCCAGAAACTCTCTGGCACTCGGTATCGTCTTCGCCGCATCGATAACAATCCTGCCGTCAATTTCAAATACTTCTTTCCACCCGTTTTCCACGGATCCGGTCCATTGTCTTGCCGGCCACGGGTGTGTTCCGCAGGAATACCCATTCTGCCACTCATAAATAGGCGGAACAGGTACTTTGTGATAATGGATAAATGCGAGTATTGCTTCATGGCTCCAGTCCGAAAGCGGGCTGTATCTTGTAACGCCCTTTCCATCCGTATAGATGTTTGAGCCTTTACCGACATAATTTCCGTCTGCTCTCCGTCTTCCTAGTAGCAGCATATCCAGATCGTGTGTCTTATAATACCTTGCCTGCCCCCTGTGCTGTACCATGTGGAACCATTGAGCCGCTACATTGCTTTTCTGCGGGAATAGCATATTCTGGTGTTTCAATAACCAATCCATGTTCTGACCGGTATTGATGATTTCCAGCTTTTCCGGTTTATGGGATTCAACCCACTCCATAAACGCCGGATATTCCAGATCGCATACTGCCATAAGGCAATCGTGGATTCCTGCCATTTCGCATACCCTTTCAAGCACGAGGGAATCTTTCCCTCCGCTCCATGCGAACGCTGCTTTCTTTCCTTCGGTCTGTTCCAGAATCTCAGATACTGTCTGATCAACAAGTGTATCCAGTTCTTCTTTCTTTACCAGATCTTCAATGTGCTGCATTGCATTTATCCAATCTTCATTTCTGATACTCTGTTTTCTACCCAATACTTTTTCCATGAACTTTCCTCCACGCACTCATAAGCACAGCTACAAATCCCGCCAGCAGGACGGTTAATAAGCTACCTATTGTTTTATACTCCGGTATATCAAAAACAGTGCCACAGGCGAAAATAGGAAGCCCTACGGCAAAGGAAGTGATGATTCCAGCCACCACCCCGTTGCTCGTTAGCTTAACCTTTAACAGCGTGAGCATTGTCGGGAGCATCGTTGTCGCTCTCAGTGTTCCATAGAACAGGAACATATGCGTTACGGTAAGTCCCGGAATATTGGAAATTAAAATGCCGGCAATCAGCAATGCGACCATGGCCAGCTTGGAAACCCTGATTTTATCTGCATCTTTTAATTTGCCGATAACTTTCAGGTCCGTTGTCAGTGAAGCAATCGCACACAGATTGCTGTCCACGGTGGATAACAATCCTGATATGAGCATGAACATAAACGGTACAATTACCCATGCAGGGAAAAGTGCCTGTATCAACTCAAAATTTACCATTCCTGTATCTTTCGGCATAAATCCTATGCCTGCCGCAATAAATCCAAGGATTCCCATGGAAAGCGGTACCACTGCAAACAGAACAGCTCCGAGCGAAAACGCCCTTCCAATCTTCTTATCACTGATAGAAAAAGCTCTCTGCCAAAAGCATTGATCTCCGAACGGTCCAGCAAACAGCCCTATCGCTGTAGGTAATCCGAATCCCAGGAATACCTGCAGTCCGTTCTTTGAAAACAGATCTCCGAACTCTCCGGTAATTCCGGACAGTTGGATTGATGACATTCCCCCATTTGATTTCAACGCCCACGGAACGAATATTGCACACGCCAGAAGAAGGAATATCATCTGAATAGCATCCGTAAGTACAGACGCCTTTATCCCGGATATTTGCGAATATGAAAAAGCGATGACTGCCAGTACAATCGTCATTACCCAAAGCGGCAATCCGGTAGCCACGCTGAGTATCTTGCCCCCTGCAAGGAGCTGTACTGCAGTGGAAAGGACCGTAAGCATTGTCAGCTGGAAGAGATATACTCCTTTTACTTTCTCCGATCTGTACTTTTCATGCATATACCCGGACAATGTAATGCCATTCGGCATTTCCTTCCGGATCCGCTTTGCAAACGGTATGAAAATGAGCAGGCAGAGAATATTCGGTACCAGAAACCAAAATAACCCCGGAACGCCATTCAAATATGCTTTCTCAGCAGATGTAAATAACGCCGGGGCCCAAATCCATGTGGCAGCAATGCTCATCGCAGAGCTGACGGTTCCCATATTACGGTTCCCAACATAAAAGCTGTCCGAATCCTTATCCCTCTTTGCAAAAACTATGGTGGCTACAATCATAAGGACCGCATATGCCACCAACACCATGATTCCATTCATCTTTTCTCTCCTTTGTTTGATGTAAGAAGCATTTTCTTCCTTTCTTGCATCTCCTTTCCCGGAATGAATGAAAAAAGCCACCGGTTCTCTTCCGGTGGCTCATGGCTCTTGATAAGATTTTACTCCCATATCATACTCGATTTCCGTTATTAAGTCAATATTAACTTAACGGTTTCCGTTATTCCTATTTTCAAGAAGAAAACTTCAAGCCGTTAATGCCAAAAAACAGGGCAGACAGGCGCTCTTCCGCTGCCTTTGTATCATCATAGATCGTGACCTTACTAACACCAAATCTTTTTGATAATTCCGGAACACTCGCCGCCTCCTTCGTCATGTACATGGCCTTCACAACCTTATACTGCCTCTTCTCTTTTTCTCCACATTTACTGCAAAATACCCGGTACACATCCAGCATTTTATCAACATGAGCAATTATAATGCTCGTCCTTTCTGCTGATTCCTTAATGGAATTCACGATTACTCCGTCGCTGCCTTTCATGGACATGAGGTCCTCCATGACCTCTGCGGCGCTTTTCTCTTCTCTCGTCTTTGAATATACCGCTTTTGAGCATGATTCCTTCAGCATTCTATAATTTCTAAGCAATAGCCTTGTGTTGTGCAGTCGGCGATCTTTTAATTCTTTCTGCTCTTTTCGGTATGCTTTCTCCATAGTCTCAGCCGCCACAGACGCCCCGGCCAGAGCTGCCTTCGCAATCATGGATTCGATTTCCTCCTTCGTCAATGCTACGAATTCAACTCTATCTTTCATATCCATGTCTTCATCCTCCAAATCTAAATATTCTCGTGAATCTTCCTGATCACGTTTTCCTTATACTCCTCTTTTTCCTGCTCTGTCATGCCAGCAGAAAACTCCGGAACACTAAGAGCCGCATCAATCGCTTCTCTGGTACCGCACTCCGGGCAGATAAGTGTTTCATTATCCGTTCTGGAAAGTGCAGGAACTCCGTCATATTCTTTTCTGCACAGCGGGCACACTCTCTTATTCTGGTTTTTCTTTTCTTCCATCGAACATACCAAGCCTTTCTCCAAGCTGCAGACATCCCATGACTATCATTTCGAGGTCTCTTCCAGAAATATGACACATGGTAAAATCAAGTGTTGCTTCTCCGGATTCTGTGTCCTCTTTTATACCACACATGAAACCTTTATGTATGGTATTCTCTTCTCCATTATCATAGTGTATCACTATTTTTTCAATATTTTTTTCTTCCATTATTCAGCTTTCTCCTTCCTGTATGGACAGTATTTCCAAACACAATTAACCTCATATTGATGCTCATTATACTTTTTGTTGTTGCAAGTTCCATTTCCGCTGGAATATGCACATGTCCTGCAATATCCCTCATGAGTAGGAAACAGTATTATCTTAGCCATTGCTATTCACCTCTCCCGTATCCGGAAGATATTCCGGGAAGTCGAATATGTTCATTTGTCCGGAAATCTCGTCTTCATCTCCAACCTTGGCATTTGAATCCGGCGGTTCTCCTGTTATCTGCGACCAGCACTCAGGTCCGTACCCTCTGGCCATACTCTCCGGATCCGTCAACTTCTTACCGCATTTCTGGCATTTCGTGAACATTTTACACCTCCAGACCGTTTTTCGGACATATATGGCAATCATTATTCGCTGCTCCAAAGCATCCATTGCACCTATCCTTTTCCTCAATGTTTTCCCAGCAGACACAAGTATCATCCAGATTCCTGAAATCTCCTCTGTATTCACTATCCCCATTGCAGCATACGCCTTCAAACTCCGCATACCATTTACAGGTACAGCAGTATTTCTTTTCTTCGCTTCTTATGCAATCATCCAAAACATCCATCACTCTCCACTTTTAATATGCTTTTTTGCCTCGCTCAAACTAGCCATTCTCCGTTTTGCCAAATCATCAAAGAAAGTCTCGTTCGCATTAGTCACTTTATAGCATGGTTCTGCTCCAAAGAATACGATATAGGAATCCGTTAGAAGCTCATGCATCACTGTTGTGTATTCCTTTGTCATTGCACATCCTCCAATAGCTGGACTTCCATCTTTCAAAACATCAAAGCCGGTGCATGTACTTCCCCACATCTGAGAAAAAACAATAGCTTCAAACTCCACCGATCTATACTTATTTTCTTTTCGCTTTTTATCTACCTCTTCTGTGAACTCACTATCCTTTGACAACATAACTCTTGCTTTAAATTCCAAAAGTTCCAAATTTGGATATTTCGCATGCATTAAACTCATCTGTCATTTTCCTCCTTCATCCGTTCTTCGAGTATCTCCAGGTTTCTCATAGCAATATGTATCTCTTCCGGTGTCAATCCGGTATTCTCATATTCAGCCAGTCTTTCAACAAGATCTGCTTTACTTCTCCCGGACCAGTATCCTGTACTCAGTCCGTTTGCAAGTTTATGTGTTAATCTCTTCATTTTTCCCTCCAGAATCCGATGAATCAGATTTTTCTGATTTCTTTTTACCGTTTCCTCCATATTTGACAGCCAATGCCATTGCATCCTCTCCAATATCATCATTGCTATTTTTTCCGTTCATTTTCTTCTGGCATCTTTCATAGGCTTTTTCGTAGTTGTAACCTATTTGGCCGGATAATCTGTATGCCATTTTTGAAAACTTATCCCTGTAATAATCCCAGGTTGGTCCTTCTTTGTTCGCAATCAGCTTTAAATAGTCCTTCAATACGCAGATTATTAAAACCATATCCCCGTATGAGCAGGAAACTGTAAAGTCGCTTAACGTCTTTATGTTTATGCACTTTTCAATCCATACCTGCTTTTCCGCATCATCTGCTATCTCTTTCTCAACTTCATCCAGGAAAGAAAACAAAAATAAAAGATGTTCATCCATTTTATCTACCCCCAAGGAACGTATTAAGCATTTTCTCCTTCCATTCCGGAATATTCTCTTTGCTGATTCTATCGAACTGCCGATGCAGTTTGTAATTTATTTCATCAGAAACCTTTTCCGCTGATTCATGCTGCATAATCAACTGCATAAGCATTATGAACACATCGGCAACCTCGGACCAAGTATTATCAGTCAGAAATACAAGATCTTCAAAATCAAATGGATTCGGTGCTTTTTCCAACTCATCCAGAAGTTCTCTCAGTTCTTCCTTCGCCTTTAAAAGCTGGCTTCTTTTGCTGTAATGAACCGAAAGCGTCCTGATTCTTTCCAATGACGGCTCATCCAGTATTTTGTATTTCTCAACAGGTTTCATGTCACTCATTTTCTATACTCCTCCTATCTGTATTCTTTTCCTGTATGCTTGTCCTTCAGTACGATTCTTCCGACAACCTCAAATCCGGCAAGCTCAGCAGTATTCTTCATAATCGGTATGAGATTGCTGATAACTGAAAGCCGATCCGCTTCTCTTTTATGTTCTTCTCTACGAATATTCCCAAACGCAGCACCCGGTGTAGGATCTACATATCCTTCCCCATTTTTATTCATTATTTATCATTCCTTTCTCTTGCAGCTGATCTAAACATCATAAGCAGCATTTCTGATACAGGTCTTTCTCTATCTTTTCTGGCAGATTTTTTTACAGATTTCAAATCGTACCATTCTCCCCTGTAGTTTTTCTTTTCCGGTACCAACACCCCTACTTTGTATGGTATCTCGTCTTTCACTTTTTCGTACACATCTTCCGGCATTACATAATAATTAAAGTCTCCAATGAAGTTATGACCGTTTTTTGAATGGAAGTCCTCTACCGATGACTTTACCTCATAGCAGTAAAAATCTCCTTTTTCAATTCCGGAAACTGTATTATTTACCGGCTTAAATTTCATATAGTCCACTCGAACCGCATTGCTTGTAGCGTAATCAAAAGTCACTTCTTTTGCCCAATATATCCTCGGATCTCCGTGTGGGTTTATGTACATCTCTGTCGATATTGATAGCATCATCGTAATCTCTGGTCTATTGCTCATTATTCATTTCCTCATTCATATACCGTTATTGTATTTTCACTTCAATAGTCCTCGATTTTACATTTCTATTTTTTCTAAGAACAAAAACCTCTTCGAGTACAATTTTAACTTCTCCGATCGGAGAGCATTCTTCATAAGATCTTTCAATATTCCAATCCATGAACCCTCCTAACATTCTTGGTGTTTGTTCAGTCATGTCGCATCTATAATCCCGAACCATATATGCATGTTCTCCCGATACGAATACGACTGGTTGCTTTTCGTTAATCAATCCAATAATTTCTTCTTTGCTCATTCTAAATAACAAAAACAAATCTAAAATTCTTGTATCGCCTTTCATATTTCTCCTCCTAATGCGTAGCATTGAAGTTTTCAATCGCCCATTTGTTCCCAGTAGCTCTAACTGCATTTCTTACTCTTTCCTGCGGTGGAATTCCTTTTCTTTTATTCTCTTGCGGCTTATTTTTCACCGCAGGAGTTTCATTCTTCGTTCCAGTCATTATATGTTTCCTCCCTTCTGACTGCTCTGCAGCTGATCAGTGGCCAGCTTGAATGCAAGCATATACAAATCAAGGATATTTGTATTTTGTTTCCCTATATCTCCGACAATCTCCCATACATCAGAAAATACTTTCCCCAATTCATCATATCCTTTACTTCCTATTCCTCGATCTTCATCAAAATCTTCAAGGATATCATTTATAACATCATCAATTGTCTCAAAGTCAAACCGATCATTCATAAACTCGTCTTTTACATCATACTCATCCATCAAATTTAGAATGTCTTCACGCGCCTGACCTTCGTCATATACATATATCTTTCGATTCATGCAATCTATCTTTCCTTCAAAATATCCAATATTATTTACAAAATCGGAAAATTTTTCATATGTCATATTGCTGTAATTAGTAGCAACTAATTCTCCTAAATCTCCAGAAATATGTAATCTGCAATAGTCTTCTTCAAAAAGAAATCGTATTCTATAATGCGAACTTTCCGGCTCCTTAAAATCCAAAATCTTAATATTTCCATAATCCGTGAATTTCGCAATATGGTTTTTAAAATTTTCTCTTTGCTTTTCTAAATTCATCATGACATCTCCATTTATGTAACTACTCTTTCAGTCTTACCGGAAGAACTAGGGCTTTCATGTCAGAATCCTCTGCCTCGACAACCATTGGATTTACCGGACGGGTAAGATTCAGAGTGATATTGTCACAGGTAAAAGCCTTTATGGTTTCTAGAACCAATCGGGAATCGAATCCGATCTTTATCGGATCTTTGATTTTCTCCTGAAGAGCAACTTTCTCCTGATAATTTGCAATATTATCCCTGATACTTACTGTAATCTCATTTTCAGATATATCAAAAACAGCCGGGCTCTTTTCATCCGTACACATCTTTGCCCTTGTCATTGCTCCGACCAGATCACTCTTTCCTACGATTGTGTAGTTATCACTCTCGCAGAACATCTGCTTATACGGAAGATACTTGCCTTCCAGAAGTCTTGTGTATATCACATATCCGTCTGTTCGGAAGATTGCGCTATTGGCACTGTATGATACGTTCACATCATCATCCATTCCCATAGACAGGAGTTTTTTCGCAGCTGCTTTCGGTACAATGATTTTCAGATCTGCAATGCCATCAGCCTTAATTCTGTCCCACGCGAGGACATGGCCGTCAGTTGCAACCAGATTTATGTATCCGTCACATCCTTCCAGATAAATTCCTTCCAGCATAGGCTTAGACGGCTCCTTTTCTGCAGCTGCGTAGATAACATGGGAAATAGCCTCCATGAAGCTCTTGCCAGGAAGAGTAAGTTCCTCTCCCGATTCCATATCCGTCTTACTGTAGATAAAGTTCTCGGCCGGGAATGACTGATAGCTGTTCTTGATTTTCTCCATTTTGATTGTTACGACATTCTTATCATCATGGAGCAGTTCCACATCTCCCTCCGGAAGATTCTTGATAAGGTCAAAAGCTTTCATCGGGATGATAAAGGATTCTCCTTCTGCGTCCTCGCATTTGACCTGTATCGTTATTTCTCCATTGGCGGCGGTTAAATACCCTTCTTTTTCCAAAACGCCTCCCCGAGCAGGGTGGACAGGATTT